TCGATCCAGCAAGGTGCCAGCGGTAACGGTGTCGTCTTGGCTGCCGAGGGCGTAGACTTCGATGGGGTCATTGTCCTGCACGACCAAAGCTGACTGCCGGAAGAAGTTGAAGTAGTCCCCGCTGCGCGACATGAAGACGGTTGCACCGCTTACGATAATCAAGCGGTCTTGGAACATTCGGATGTAGTTGATTTCGGAGCCGAGGAATGCTGGCAGGGACTGCGATTCCAGATCGCCAGACGAGCTGCCAGCCCAAGGCGGCACAGTGATGGTTGCGAGTGCTGCCAAACGCTCAGGAGACGATGCCACATAAAATGCGCCGTCCTTGATGCAGCCCACTGCCATCAGGGAAGTCGGCGTGATCGCCACACCTGCTGTCTCTTCCCATACTACGTCTACCCATGAGGCGGTTAGGTTAAGCGGCTCGTTCTTGTTGACTGCTTTGACGAAGTACGTCTTGGCTGAGCCCTGTTGTGGCTTTACCTGCACTACCTTTCCAACGATGTGTGTTGTGCTTAAGTCCGATGCTTGCTTAACGATCCGGGCTACCGCAACAATCTGGGAGCCGTCGCCGCCGTCATCCGCGCTAACGCTCAGCGTGTTACCCATGCAGATAGTGCTGTTGATGACGAAACACGGGGTGTTCGTACCATTCAAACCTGCTGCGATAACAGCGGCCTGCATCTTGACTGCCAGCTCTGTTGCAATCTTTGCTGGCTGAATGCCTGCGGCGGCAGTACCAATCCATGCGTTAACGGCTGCCTGATACACATACACCCGATCGTTTACCAGTTTCTGATAGTTAGGGTTTGGGATCTGAGTCCCGCTGCCGTTGTCTATCGTTGCCGGAATATCCGAGGTGTTCAGGGTTCCGGGGTAGTATGACGCTGGGGTTGTATGCTGCACGGTCAGCACTTGGCCGGTGCTGGCGATCTTTGCCGAGAACGTGTACGTCCGGGAGTAAGATCCGCCGCGCACCCACACCGCGCTTTGCGTGCTGTTGGCGCCAGTCGTAACCGAGTTGACTTCTGAGTACGTCGTCTTGTAGTCGTTCACAGCGAACAGCACTAGATTTCCTACGGCGGTGGCGCTGTTGATGCCCCGGTTAAGGAAGTCTGCAATCTGGGCGTCATCCCCTGCAACGTTAACGCCAAGCAACTTACCATTTGACTTGTCGAGAACGGCCAGCCCCGGCATCGTGCTGCCGACTGGTTTCAGTGTCTTGCGGTACATGAAGCTGTATTCGACCACGCCCAGATACAAGGACTGCTCGCCAAAATACTTGATGTCCCCTGCTGTCTCTGTGGACATGGTGGTTGACGGCAGGACACGCATGTCATTAAACACGCTGCCTCGGCGCCGTGCCAAACCCCGGATAGGGTCCGACACCATATTGAGTTGATCCCAGTGCTGTCCGGGGAAGCGCGAGTGCGCTACCTGCTCGGATACACCTTTGATAAGGCTGTCATAAGCGCCAGTGACTTTGGACATTGTTTAACCTCTCCATCGGCCAGTCCGACCATATGGTAGACGGCTACGCGCAAGGGCCGCGCCGTAGCTCCCCTTGTACAAGAGGTTTGCCTTAACGGATCGGATGTGGTCAGCCATGCATATCGCATAGGCTTCGGTGTAACGGGCCTCGGCCTGCGTAATCTTTAGCTCGTCGCCGTCATAGTCCATCTGGAACTTGAACACAACGCTGTCCCGGATAAGCCGCTGTGCGTTGTATGGGAGGTCGTCGAATGGAATAAGCCGGATGATCTTTACTTGGATTTCAGTCAAGCCGGTATGGAACTCGGCCTTGCCATTGTCGTACAGCTTACGGTTGCGGACGCTGAGCCAAGACGGGTTGAAGTCGTCCTTGGTAGCCAGCGATAGGCAATCGGTAGGTGGGCGGTAGAAGCCGGGTTGATCCGGTTCTGCGCCTTGTGGAGCCAGCTTAACAATCTCGGTGTTGAACCACCAACCCTGTGCTTGCTCTTCGATACCCACGTCTCGGAATGCAGACCGTGCATTCGTTACGATTGGATTTCGGGTGCCTTCCAGACTGTTAATCGGAAGCTCGCCCATCGTAGCGAGGCAACGGTTTACCACGTCTAACTCGGTGATAAATGCCATGTGTCCTCCTATAAACGAAAAGGCCCGCAACAAGTTCCCCGGTTAAGGAGAACCCATTGCGGGCCAGTTGTGTTACGGCGTTACGATGATGCCAGCGTACTCAGCGCGGTTAGGCGCAGTGGCGAATGCCAACCAGCTATCAACGAACCAGTGCTTGGAAACGTCGTCGAAGAAGACCTTCGATTCCAGATCAATGGTCGAGCCGGACAGCAAAGCGCGGGAGCTGAACGCTACAGCAACAACCTTGCGGAAGTCACCAGCGTAATCGGCACCCATGTGCGCAGCTACGCCGTCAGGCAGAGCAGTTGCATTCTCGTCCCAGTTAGGCAGGTTTGGAGTTGGCACGACTGGTACGCCCCATGCAGCGTAGATGTGGGCGCGGATGTTGGTACCTTCGCTGGTGATGTACTCACCATTGATCACTTGCTCGGCTTCTTGCAAAGCATAGAACACTTGAGGACGAACGAATACCCACACGTCGTCCGCAGTCGGATCAACGTCTTTCTCCATCATCTGGGCAAACATCGCGCCGAATGCGGTGTACAACTTGGCTGGATCGGTTGCGTCAGCGGTTGCGGCCATAGTGACCACGGTGCCAGCGGCGTGACCCGGCAATGTGCCGTAAGGGTTCACGGTCAGTTTCGCGGTCTTGATCGCTTGGATCAGGAACGCTTGGTCCTTGAACTTGGCGATGCGCTTGCCTTGTTCAATACCCAGCTCTTGGCGAGCGTCGTATTGAGTCTGGAACACGTCCAGCATTGGCAGGGTAGCACGGGCCAGAATGGTGCGGTCAACAGTGATGCTGTTCTTGCTGAACTGCGCGCCGGAACCGTTCGGAGTTACGCCCGGAACAATGACTTGCAGAGTGGTAGCGCCGATGGCATAGTTGGAAACGGTGGCAGTGCCGCGAACTTGCTTGACCTTGATCATGCCTTCGGTGACAGAGCGACGTTGCAGAGTGCCTTCGACGATGCCGCCGTATTCTTCAATAATCAGTGCCAGCGGGTCGCCGGTGCCGAACTGTTGCGATGGGCGTACTACGTTGAAAGTGTCGAGAGACATATGTCATTCCTTGTGAGATTTGGGAGTTGCAGTCGAATTCGGTTTCCCTTTGCTATAGGGGGCCAATTGATTCAGCCCCATATAACTTAGGTATCAGCGTTGCAGTCGGCGCCCGAGAGCCTGATATTCAGCGCTTTGGATGTACTGATCGCCCATCTTGTCGCGCAGCACCTTGGCCTCGGCAGCGAACTGCACGCGGTTCAGGGGACCACCGGCGCTCTTGGTGCCCTGAGAGGCTACGCCAGCGTCTGGGGATACGACGCCCTGCGCTGCTTCTTTCGGACCACCAGCGCGGTCGTAGGCGCTCAGGAGATACCCGGCAGCGATCTTGTGCGTGGCGGTATCGGCAAACAGCTTGTTCAGCGCTTCCTTCTCGGCTGGATCAGCGTTGTCGCGGCCCCAGCTCATTACAGTATCCCAATGCTCCTGAGAGCCTGCCATGCCTACCACATCGTCGGTGATCTGCTTGGCAATGGCCTCGTCAGCCGTTGAGGCTTCCACAGCGGCCTTTTCGAGCATGGCAATGAGGTGATCACCACCCGGCACACCAGCGGCTGCCAGAGCGTGTTTCAGGAGGCTGAAATCCCCTTCCAGTGCAGCGAGTGCAGCCGGATGGTCTGGGCCGATGCCCGCATTTCCGATCTGAGCCAGCGCGTAGTCCGCATTGGTGTTGCCGGTCGTCTCATAGGAGACTGCTACAGGTGCTTCCTTGGCGCCGGGTACGGCAGCCGGTTTTGGGTCAGGAGTGACAGCAGGCACAGACGGTGCTGCCGGGGCTGCTACAGCGGCAGGGGCGGTGGTTTCGATTGCTGGTGCTGCTACGGCTTCGGTGGTCATGCTTGTGCCTCAGTAGGAGTGGTGTTTGCGGTGGCTGGATCGCCGCCTTGCTGCGATTGTTGCTGCATCTGTGCCATGCGTGTCTGAATCTCGTCATCGCTGGCGACATACCGTTTCTTGTTGATGCCAAGACCGGCTGCGATGTCGCTGATGATGTTGGACTGCTGGAGCATAGCGGCGATGTTAGGCGGAATGCCGCCGAGGTTAGTGACGTTGGACAGGAACTGCATCAGGCGCTCAAGATCCGCGTTACGGGATAGTGCGTCGAGGCCAGTAATAACGACAGGCCGGAGCTTCGTACCCTTGATGCTCAGATCGGCTTTACGCATGAGCCATGCGGCTAACGGTATCTGGATGTCGCGGGAGATGCGGGAGTACACACCACCAAGGCTTGATTCCAGCTCGATAGCTTGCAGGCGAATCTCTTCTGCCGTAACACGCTCAGCATTCCGGGTAACTGCGGAGTTCAGTAGGAACCCTGTACCGAGACGCTTCTCGTATTGTTGGCCGATTGCTAGCACCGTGTTGAGCTGCTGCCCGACGTTGGCGAAGATCAGTTGCAGGTCGTTAGCTGCGCCGGGGATCACGTCCCCGTTGTTGCTGTTCTGGAAGTCCTCGGGTCTGGTGATACCTGTTGGGTTTTGGAGCCAGCGAAACTGCGATGCCATAATGGCGCCGTCGCTCATTGCCTCGCTTACTGTCTCGTTGGTGCCGAAGTCATGGAAGTAATCCTCAACCCGGCCAACGCCGTAATGCTGGGCCAGCGGTAGGCGCCATGTCAGCGGGTGCAGTGGCAGCTCGTCCAGATTGTACGTCGCCCCGAAGGTGCTGTACGGCAATTCGAACTGGTCGATATGCTCAGTAACTCGGAACTTTCCCTTGAAGCGGCGTACCCAAGTGTACCGGCAACGCTTCTGCTCGGGATCGCCAACCTCGGTTGGGTCGATGTGCTTCAACACTGCGTCATCCAGCTCGCAGTGCATTAGCTCCTGCTTGATGATCAGCGTCAGGACTTCGCCCTTGCGATTACGGCGAACGACGTACTCCTTGATCGGCACGAATTCCAGCGTGTTCTTGTCGCGGGTGTCCATGAGGACGTTGCCCGTGACTTCAAGGTGGTTCATCGCCTCGTACAAGCCCTCGCGGCCACCGCTCATTTCGAGTTGCAGCAAAGCATCCCGCTCGCCCTGCGCCAGTGAATCCGTGAGGATGTCTACCGTGATGTTGTTCTTATCAGCGAAATCCTGCGCCTCGGCCTCGGTCATTGCTAACCGGAAGAATGGCTTGCTTGCAGGGAACATCGCCAACATGAGCTTGTTGGTCAAGTTCGTCACGCACTGAGCGCCCAAGCTCGTCGTGCCATTGGTGAGTGTATCGCGCCCGGAGTCGTAATCATCCTGCGGGCACACACTGGGAATGGTAATCTCTGCGAAACGCTCGCAGCGGTCCAGCAAGCCTGTTCGCTTGCTGTGCAACTGGGACCATTCAGATTCCGCAGTAACGAAGCGGGTGATCACAGACGAATGCTCGACGACTTAGTGACGCCGCTGACGCTGTTGGCATTGTACCGGCGCCGTGTGCTGGCTGCGCTATCGGCTGCGCCAGTGGTGACGCTTGGCGTACTAGCCGCAGCAGCAGTTTCGGCGGCAGAGGCGCTGGCTTGTTCACGTCCCGCATTCAACGCCGCATTACGGGCGCTCTCGCTGGCTGCTTGGTTCTGCGACTGCAAGTTCAGTTGCTGCTGCTGTTGCGCAGATTGCTGGGCGGCCAAGGTCTGATCCCGGATTGCCTGCGCTTGTTGTTGAGCTGCTGCGCTGGTAGCGGCTGCTGCGTCTCGGGCTTGTTGTGCCTGAGCTGCGGCTGCGGCTTCTGCTTGAGCTGCGCCCATGTCGAGGATGTTCTTGTCACCCTCACCAGTCAAGGTTGGCAAGCCTGCACCCTCAAGAATTACGTCACCGCCGCGCAGTGGGTCAACTTTCTTGATTAGCTTGCCGATCTTGCTAAAACTTTTACCTGATCCCATTATTCGATTTCCTTCTGGAGTGTGATGGTAGTGATGTTAGCCCCGAATCGCCCAGCGAGTTTAGCGAGGGGGATATGCCGAGAATTGCTCCGAGTACCAAACTCAAAGAACCGGCAGCCTTCTTGCTTGCCAAGAGTTTCCCCGGCATATACGAAGTCGGCTAGGTCCAGATGCTTACCGGGCCTTGCGCCAAAGAATTCCTCCAACAGAAATTTATCCAGAAGGTGCCACGGTTGTTCGACAGAGAATCCGCCAATCCAAGTGTCCCCAATAATAATCGTCAAGTCGCTCTGCATAATCACAGCCAGAGCATCCCGAGCAGAGATTGTATTATATCCCTGCTCAAAGTACCCTAGTTTTATATTCTGCATCACATGGAGTATTTCTGCTCTCCATTCTTTAGGACTATCATTAAGCAAGGTAAGCTGATCACCATCAGTAAACTGATAGAGTTTAACCACTTACTAACTCCTTATCCATTACTGTCAAAGCTCGTTGGATACCTAGTAGGTAAGCCACTTGCTCTTTAGTGGATTGGCTATTGATGACTGGTTGCTCCAGCCTCTGTACTACTTGTTTGTTGAATGTATCTCTGTGTACAGCATAGACAGTACGAGGATTCTTCTCCAGCTCTTCCACTCTAGACAGAGCAGCGTGATACTGGGTAGGAGACACGTATTCGTTGCCGAGAACTCGACGGGCTACATCGCGGAGCAGATTGCGGATAAAGCTCATATGGTTTCCTCTTGCTATAGGGGGCCAATTAACAAAAGAAGTACGTTGACTTCAAAACGTCGGCCAGATTCAGGTTCCCTTGGGCGGGTATTTCAGGGAGGCCATCGTACTGCAAAGCCAGCAGGGCCAGCGGATCGCGGTGCGTGTACATCCACACAAACGTCTCTCTCAGGAGCCTCTGCAACGTCTCCACGTCATCAGCGAGGCAGCCGTAGTCATCATGGATCAGAGCCAGATCGCCTAGCTGAGCGGCCTCTGAGGCGTCTAGGAACAGGTGCATATGGCTGGCATCGCATGAGTGAACGAAATTGGGGGCAATACCGTTTCGGTGCCGCCGTGGATCGCCCTCGTCTCGGAAGGTCTGGACGTTGAGCCGAATGCGCTTGCCGCTGATACTGTGACAATGCAGCTTCAACGTCTCTCGGGCATGGTATCGCTGACGCACTAGGAAGCCGCTGGGGCTGCGCCAAGTGATATGTGGGGCATTGCCCTTGCACATTACCGCAGACGCCGCCTGTAGCCACTCCATCGCCTCACGGCCCTTCACGACCACTTCCCCGATCCCATCCCACACTCGGTACGACAGCCACCGGGCTGCTGGCTCGTTCTCGCGCTTTTCAAACTCCGGCGCGCTACCCTTGTCCATGTACTCCTTGAGGATAAAATCACGGCATGAGTGCCGCGTTGATCCGTAAGGCAGGGTCATTACTGAACGTTTAACCAGCGACCTTGAAAGTTCGTGTGCTTTCCAACGGAGGGCAATGCTATCTGCGTCAGGATCGTGCCCCACAATTTGCGCTGTTGCTGAGGCGACAAGCCCATAGATGTCGTGCTGCACATTGTCTGGGAGTAAATTCGTCGCCCTACCACCAACCGAATCTCGAAGCATAGCTGAGAAGTGTTGTAGACCGTTACAACTTCCGTCTTGGCCCAGAGGGATTCTGGTGTGAAACCCACTAGGGTCACGCTTCCAAGCAGCGTATTCAAAACACCATGCAAGGAATTGGAAAGGCACATCTGCATCCGTCCACTCTCGATATGAGAACGGGTCATCTGCAATGCGGAGAATGAAGGGTTCATTGTCTATTACCCACTGCGCCCTTACGGGCAACGGTTGTTTATCGAGCTTGTCTACAGCCCACTTATTCGCCCCAGCCACTCGGAACCAGAACAGCCCACGCTCCGTCTGGATCGGTGCGCCCTTCGCAAAGTGCAACAGGGCTTTCGACAGGTCGTTCCCCTGCGGGCTTATCCCCTGACCGCTCGCATAAAACCGGCCCCGGTAGTCCGCACTGTACACGAACCAGATCGGGCGGCCCTTGAACTTGTTCGCTACACGGATTGCCTCGTTTGTCGCGCCGGAGTGCGCACCCCGAACTTTCTGTTCCGTATGCCATTCGCGTTTCTCCACACACCATTCTTTAAACATGGCGAGTTCGAACTCGTTCATGTCCTTAATTTGAAGGTCTGGATCTGCCTGCATAAATAGGGGCTTATCCGGCGCACCTCCGCGCTTGTCTGACACTAACACCGTCTGTACGTCGAAGTGCTCTCTTGCGAACTCAGCTACTTCCAGCACACGCTCGTTAACTTGCCATGTGGTGCGTTGTAGTTTGTTAAGCCCATTAAGCACGATGCTCGGCACTTCTTCTTCCGTAGCCCGCGCCACTCCACGCACACAGCTCGGTAGCGTGCGTTTCATGTCTAGCGTATGCCATCCGCCGTCCGTTGGAGTGCTCCAAGGGCGCGGCGGCTCCACACATGGGAGGTTAAACGGGGAGGCT